AATCCTCCTCAATAGACTTGTGTATTCCTTTGTCGTGTATATATATCACTCTAAAGGCAATTAATATCAAGTCATTTGAGAAGTATTTTTCAACTATTTTTGATATATAAATATATCAAACTTTTTCTTGAACTATAACATTAAACAAGTCTTCTCCATAGATTAAATTAAGTGAACTTCCGTTGTCCCAACGAACTAAAATTGAGCCAATATCATCAACCCCAACGATCGTTCCTTTTGTTCCAATTGGAGGTGCTTGAGTATCATCCATCTTCAATAATTCAATCCTTGTTCCTTCTGGATATTCTTTTCTAAGCATATCGACTATTTTATCGAGCATCTTAATCCCCCAAATTATAATTCATTTCCATCTTTACCAATTAGCTTAATCTGAGTAATTGTTCCGTCATGAAATAACTTCAAAGCATATTCTAGTGCTTCTTTTTCTGTCCAATTAAGTGAGTTTATGTAGTAGTTAACTAAATACTCCATTCCAGAGTATCTTGTGTCATACTTTTCACATGCTGCTTTAAGTTCTACTCTTAATTCATCTACTGTTTTTTCTGCCATTTCTATACCTCCTTTAAGGTACTATATATATCACTCTAAACGGCAATTATAGCAAGTCATTTGTGCTATTTGTTTCGACTTTTCTGACTACATCCAAATAAGAAACTTTTACACCATTTCTAATGCAATAAACATTGTCCACATCACCTGTGTTTTCAACATATCTTCTTAGGATTACGGATGCATATTTCTCATCAATTTCCATTGTGTAACAGATACGATTCGTAAGTTCACAAGCCATTAATGTCGAACCAGAACCACCAAATGTATCAAGTACAACTGCATTTTCTTGTGAACTATTTTTTAAAGGATATGATAATAAATCTAGTGGTTTACTAGTTGGATGATTTTCATTTCTCTTTGGTTTTTTAAAGTTCCAGATAGTTGTTTGCTTTCTATCTGAATACCAGCTATGCTTCCCATTCTTTAAGAATCCATAGAGCACAGGTTCATGTTGCCATTGATAATCAGATCTTCCTAAAACGAGTGAATCTTTTACCCAAATACAACATCCAGCCAAATGTAACCCTGCATCATGAAATGCTGTTCTAAAATTCAAACCTTCAGTATCAGCATGGAAACAATAAGCTGATGCACCTGGTTCGCAATGATCAACCATGTTTTTAAATGCTTTAAGTAGGAACTGATAAAACTCTTCATTCTTTAGTGAATCATTTTTAATTTTAAGTCCACTGGAACTAGTGAAAGAAACACCGTAGGGCGGGTCGGTAAGAAGCAAGTTTGCTCTTTTACCATCCATGAGTTTATTTACATCTTCTGGATTTGTTGCATCACCACATACTAAGACATGTCTACCAATGAACCAACGATCACCATATTCGACAAATGCTGCTTTTTCTAAAGCTTCCGTTAAATCGTAATCATCATCTTCTATTTCAGCTTCATCACCTTTAAAAAGATTAGATAATTCCTTTTCATCAAAACCAGTAAGAGATAAATCAAAGCCTAAATCAGATAATCCTTCAAGTTCTACTGCTAATAGTTCTTCATCCCAACCAGCATCAAGAGCCATTCTGTTATCAGCTAGAATGTATGCTTTCTTTTGAGCATCAGATAAATCTTCAACAAATACACATGGAACCTCTCTATAACCTTCAGCTTTTGCAGCTTCAAGTCTTCCATGTCCTGCTAATAGATTGTATTGTCTATCGATGATTAAAGGGTTAATAAAGCCAAACTCTCTAAGAGATGATTGCAGTTTTTTAATTTGTTCTTTAGAGTGAGTTCTAGCATTATTTGCATAAGGAACTAGTAAATCAACATCGACAAGTTTGAATTCTTTAACTGAAGTCTTTGCCATTTATACCAATCCCCATTCTGCAAATTTCTCAAAACCACCTAGATCATTAATATACTCACGAGCAATCTCAACTATCTCAGCATATGGTCTACCATCGATGATTTCATCACCAATTGCACAGCAAAGTTCAATAGGCACTCCAGTCTCTTGTGCTTTTAAGAAACAATAGATGTTTAAACTAACATCTGCTTTAGATAGGTCTTTACCATGAAGACCACCACCAGTAACAGAATCAGCCATATCAGAGCCAAGTTTTCTATTCGTAGCACCTGAGTCAACATCAGTTCCACCTGTCCAATCTCCTAATGGATTGATTTCTGCATCTGGGTATTCTTTTCTTAAATCATCAGTTGATGCATTACTCTGGCATATGATAAGTCTTGTTCCATTGATGATATATTTGCCATCAAATGTGTATTTATTAAAAATGTCTCTTGCAATCTTAGATAGTTTCTTTTGTTCAGTAGTTAGTGGTACACCTTTAAAAATTCCGTTGTCACCACATCTAATTTTATCTTTTTGGTTATTTGCTAGGTGTATATCCTGTGGCACTTCAACATAGTCGACCTCAACATTGCCTGCGATTCTTTTAATTATTCCATGAACATCTTCTTTATTAAGTGCAACAGATGTTTCAGAAATTACATGGCAAATCCCATGACCAATTAAAACTTCTACTGCTATTTTAGGGTTTGAATCTTTTATATAAGCAAGGTCAACAATTGCTCCAGCAATACAATCTGCTAATTTATCCGGATGACACGGATTCACTTTTTCAAACATTCTCTTTTCCTCCTTCGTTTAATCTCTTGAATATTTCAGTTAAACAATTTACAACGATTGAATTTCCAGCCATTTTATACAGCTGAGTTTCACTTACTCCAGTTGAAAATGCTCTATCAATATCGCTGTCCTTCCAGCCCATTAATCTCCAGCATTCTCTTGGTGTTAATCTTCGGACAGCTATAAGTCTATTAGAATCATCTACAACAACGGCTAAATCATTTGGACTCGTTTTTAGTGTAGGTACTGATTCCTTCTGGACAACACCTCGCTTACTCTCGGTTCGATTTGTGTAAATACCATCACCTATTTCAGCTATTGCATAACCTTGTTTTGTAGCTTGTGGAACTTTGATGAATGGTTGACCACTTAATCCCTTTGACCCAGCTTTGGTAGTAATCGTTGGACTTAGGTCATTGTCAACTCTCCCTCTAATACCTTCGTCATATCTAAAGTCGAATACTTCGATAAAATTATCGGTTGGTCTACTGCCTGCTTTTGTAGTAATTGTAAATGCAATATCAGATTCATCGATTTTATGTGGTCTAAACTGTTTTTTTCTTATGAATCCGTTTCTATTTGTTTCGTCATTTAAAAACTGGAGCATCTTCTCAGAAAGGTAGTATTTTTTATCAACTTCATCCTCAAGCATGTCTTTTAATTTTAGTGATAATGGAATTGGACTAGGGAATGAATACTCAGCTTTATCATCTCGAATGGAAAGCATGAATACCCTTTGCCTATTTTGTGGAATATTGAAATCTTTGCTATTCAAAATTTGATAAAAGTTTTTATATCCCAATTCTTCTAAAAATGAAATCCACTCTTTAAAGTTTGATTTGAACCTTTTTGATACAATGTTTTTTACATTTTCCATTAGGAGATATTTAGGTAGTTCATTATTGATTTTCGCTATTTCAAGTAATCTTTGAACCTCCCATAATAGACTACTTTGCGTGTTGCTCCCTTTATCAAAACCAAGCATCTTTCCACTTAATGAAATGTCAGTGCATGGGAATGAGTAAGTCCATAAATCAGCTTTAGGTAATCTTTCAATTTTTGTAATGTCTCCTAAATTCGGTGTGTTTCCATGTAACTTTTCATATACCTTTATGGCATACTTATCTATTTCACTTATCGCAACAACCTCATGATCAATGTTTGCTTCTTTTAATCCTTGCCTTTGAGCACCAACACCTGCAAATAACTCTATTACTTTCAACACGTTCATACCTCCAAACAAAAAGAGCAACCCTTCGGTCACTCTCACTATTTTCTTGCTTTAAGCAGTTTCTCCATCATTAAATCTTGTGGATCAAGTTCATCAATCTCCACTGATCCATTGTCTTGAATGATTGAATATATTTGATACCATATCTGGTTAACTTGTTTCATATAAGCCTGAGACATTGCAACGTATGGACTTGCGATTGCATTTCCTGTTGTAGGATGTTTTGCTAACATACCAAATTCTGAAATTGCTTCCTCACATTGAATCCAACGAGAAACACTCATTGCATATTGTTCTATTAATTGATTGCCTAATAACTTTTCTACACCACGTTTTTTTAACCATAAGTATGTGGTTTTAAAAATATCCTCTGCATAAAAATCTCTACCATTTTTTTGCTTTGCTTTTAAATAATCTTTGATTAGTGGAACATCTACACCTTCTATTTCATCCGGTGTTTCAAATTCAGCCATATCATAAAAGGTTGTATTTAACACTTCCACCTTATTTTTCTTGATAGGTTTCTTTCCACTACCTATTCTCGCACCACCTCTAGCAGTGCCATCTTTAGCCATTAGTTAATACCCCCTTTGAAATGAAAAAAATTCGCACGAAACCCCAGGCTCGGTGTCGAAGCTAAAGTTTGTCAAGATGCTTACCGCCCCTACCCCATAAGTGCACCCATGTTTTTTGATTCACGAT